CCCAGCAATTGCCAATCTGTGAAATTGTCCATGTTCCAGAACCCATTTTTAATGTTCTTATATTTGCATTGTTACTGGTAAATGTACCAGTTGATACATTGTACGAAACCGCATCAAACGTGCCGCTGGTCAGAGTCAGGGTTCGGTTGGAGGCAAGCGTTATGGCATCAGCGAGTTGGACTGTGCCTGTGACGCAGTCGATGGTGACGGGGCTGGTGAAAGAAACCCCGTTGCTGGTTATAGTTTGAGTGCCTTGCCCTACAAAGGTGATCGCTCCTGAAGAAGCATTATGTGTAACACCAGTCCCAAAAAGCCAGTTTTTGTAAATAAAAGGACTAGGCGTTCCTCCACCGAGTGTCATCGCACTCGTGCGGGCAGACATATCTAAAGTACCGATGTTAAACGAGGCGTTGATCGTCACAATTCCAGCCGACCCAGCTTCATCAAACACAGCAGTGTCTTGCGCCAATGGGAAGTTGTTGATGTCAGGCACCCCACCAGACCCCGGAGCCCAAGCAGTAGCACTCCAGCTCTGCGTTCCAGCCAAGTTCCAGTACACGGTCTTAGCCGCAGGGAACGTGATCCCTGAGTTTCCACCACAGTCTCCTGCGCGAGTCGGAGATGATCCGGCAGCAGTACCAGCTATCGTGATATCACGGAAGTCGCAGTCCGTAGCGGATAGAGTGCCAGCGGTAAGGGTTCTGGTGGTGCCGAGGGTATCAGAGCGAACAAAATATCTTTGAACCGCAGATGAACCACTTACCCCTAGAGTACCATTTATTGTTTGGTTACTTGAAAATACAATAAATGATGGAAAAGTCCCAGAAAAAGCACCTGTAGATAAGTTATTAAAAGTATTGGTTCCATTTACAAAAAAACTAACTGACCCGAAACTTCCAGGGCCACCGAAATTAATGTTATAAAACGTTAACCCGCCGCCATTAAATGTTTTATTCTGATTTGATGAACTTGCGTTAATGTTTGATGTCCCAGCGTTTAGGGTCAAGTTTGTTGACGTTGAAAATTGCACAAAAGTAGTTTCACTCAAACTTAAAGTACTAGACCCAAGCGTAATCGTCCTAACGTTGCTGTTATTAGATGACAAAGTGCCAGCAGTGACGTTGAAGTTCTTGGTGTCAAACGTGCCGTTGGTGACGGTGAGTGTGTTACCGCCGATGTTCAACGCGTCAGCTAGTTCTACAGAGCCTCCGTAGGTATCAATTGTGAAAGCCTGAGCAAACGACTTTCCTGCGCTCGTAATCGTCTGCGTATTGCGCCCAGAGAACGTCAACCCACCAGAATAACTGCGCGTCACCCCGCTTCCAAACTTCCAATCGCCATACACTGTATACGCTGTTGATCCGGCCAACGTCATCGCGTTTGTCCGCGTAGACATATCGATGGTGCCGAAATATGCAATCGGCGAATCAAGCGTAACCGTAGCCGACGTATTCAGCCCCGTGTTCTCGACGACAGCCGTGTCTTGAGCAAGCGGGAAGTTGTCGGTTGATGCTGCACCACCAGACGATGCTGCCCAGTTGTTAGCAGACCAGTTACCGCCCGCAGCAGTGACCCAATAAACAGATTTGGGTGTAGACCTTGTAATCCCTCTAATGCCTCTCAAATCACCGATCCGAGTACCAGAGATCGGTGCAGCAGTGCCGATAACGTAGATGTCTCGAAAATCTGCGTCTGTCAGACTCGGAGTAGCGTTGACGGTGAGAGTTTGAGCGATGCCCGGATTGACACCACGGAACCAGACACGGCGGTTGCCTGCGGTGCCGGTTGTGGAAAGGGTGCCGTTGATGGTTTGGCGGGCTTGAAACGTAACTTGACGAATACCAGCAGTGTTTGGAGCGGTAATGCTTAAATTATTAAATGTATTAATTGCTTCAAACGAATGAGTCCCAACAGGTGTTGCTGTAAAAGAAACATTATAAAATGTCACGCCTTGTGAAGTTGCGGGACCGCCTGTAAATGTTGCGCCAGTCGATGAACATACTATTGTAGATGTTCCAGCATTAAAAGTTAAGTTTGTATTTGTTGCAAAATTAATTGGCGAGGCACCACTCAACGTCACCGTAGACGATCCAAGATTTATCGTGCGGGTGTTGCTGTTGCTGGAGGATAGTTGAGTTGCAGTGACGTTGAAGTTGTTGGTGGTGAAGGTTCCTTGGGTAAGGGTAAGCGCAGTTGTAACTGTTAGCGCATCGCTCAAAGACAATGTTGTGCCTAAAGTTGTAATTTGAACAAGTGATGAAAGAGTTTTTCCGTTGCTGGTTAAAGTCTGCGTTACGCCGCCTGTAAACTGAAGCGTTCCGGTATGCGTCCATGTCATTCCGGTTGCAACAACAACATTACCAAAAGTGTTTACCGGAGAAGTTCCTGCAAATGTTCCAGTAAAACCTGTGAATGTAAGGTTCTTGCAATTTGCCGCCGCTGAAACAGTACAAGTTACCGCACCAGAAGCGCCATCAAAGAACACATCATCCGCACTAGTAGGCACAGCCGCGCCACCAGCACCGCCAGACGTAGTTGCCCACTTGGTACCGGCAGTACCATCCCAGTTGGCAGTTCCACCGACCCAAAAACGATCTGCGATTTTAGCTCTCCTTAAATCTCAGTGCCTTGGGGCCATGTGTATCTAACTTTACATGGCAAGGCCGACAAACAGTTCTTCCATTATCTACGTCATACCGTAGATCAGGAAACGCGCACCACGGTTTAATATGATCTGCTTCTAAATAGCCACCTTGGATGCTACAAAGCTGACAGGTCCAATTATCTCTTGCAAATACAGCGTTTCGCCAGTCTCTATACGGGTACTGCGCCATCGCTGTTTTACGCTCTGATCTTAAACCACCGCGCCAATTTGGATGCTCTGGGCCATAACGATAGTTTTGTCTTTGAAATTCTGAGAGCTTTTTACGGGTCTCGTCTGAATGCCTCCGCTTTTCCGGCGGCACTAGGTCAGGATGTCCTGTCGTAAATAAACCTTTCAGCTCTCTCCCGGCAAAGAAACACGCCTTGCTGCAAAACTTTTTGCGTCCTTTAGCAGCCCACGGTTGCACATCAAACACCTTAGCGCAATGTTTGCAGGTTAAGGGCACCCAAGGCTTTGCAGCAGGCATTTCTTACACCTTGTAGTACCAGATGCCTTCAACTTCTACGAGCTTCGCCCCGGCAGGGGGTACACCCTCTAGCTTCTGGTACACCTCTCCGGCAATCTCTTTGGTGGTATCCGGCTGCTCAACCGGAGGCGCAGTCACAACAGCAATCCAGTTGTCCCGGCGCTGTTCCTTCATGGCCTGGATCTCTGCTTCCGTGAACGTGTGATCGTCCGGGAGGTGCAGAGCGTCAGCGAATTTGCCGTGGGGGGTGTCGAATTGAAAGTCGATCTTCATGGTTTTTGACCTTTACACGGCAACTTTTGTTGCCAAAAACCTTCGAGCCTTGGGACGAACAATAGCAGAGACAATATCCTCGCCATTGGACATCCGTTGATGCACCGCAGCTAATGTGATGCCGTAGTGATCGCACCAATCAGACAGGCATTTTGTTTTGCCATTGATTGAAAGAAGGATCGTGTTTCGCTTGTTTCTCGATTGAATCGCCCTCGAAGTCCAGCGAACATTGCCAGGCTCGTAGTTGCCATCGTTGTTGATTCGATCAAGCGTGTCTTTTGGGCTAGGCGGCTCTCCGACATCCTGGGCAAAGTTTTCAAACACTAGCCAATGTGGGGCAACAACAATTCCACGACCCCCATAGTTTGGATAGGCCGGATTGTTTGGGTTGCTGCATCGAGCTTTCATGTTGCACCAAATGTTGTACACCCGACTGTGACGCTTACCGTGGCGACGATTCGAGAATCCAGAACGCGCCAAACAACCACATGATCTCGTTCTGCCGATCCTGACCGCGCTTGCGAGCTTCACACACTCCTTGCCGCAGTCACACACCAGTCGCCACAACTTCTGACCGTGCTTGTTCGGACCCGCCTCGTCGATGAACTGCAATTGACCGTAGCGTTGCATAGTGACCTCCTGTTGAAAGCCACCATGCTATCAGAATCTATGCTACTAATGCAATGCTTATGCAATCCGGATTATCGCGTTGCTGGCATCGGCAGTCGGGAAGATGATAGTGAACGTCCCGGCCGTCGAAGTCTTCGACCCGCCAAAGTCCAAAATACAGACCGAAGGGTCGCCCGCTGCTGAGTCGTTGTAGATCATCGCGCCAAAGGCCGTGATCGTCGCACTGGTGAACGACAAGTCCGCAAAGTCCGTGAACGCAGTCGTACTAGAGCTCGTCGGCGTCACATTGGTCAGCGCTCCGCCGCCCGCAGAGTACGTTCCAGACGCCCCCACCTCGTTGGTCACCGTGTAGGCCGTAGTCGCCGCCGTAAACGAAGCGCTGTTGTCGTAGAGCGCCAGCTTGAACGTGTTGCCCGTGCTGGCCGTGAAGTTGTGCACTGCCCTCATCAGCTCAACCTTGAAGCTGGTGCACATAAAATTGCCGGTGAATGCCATGTTAGTCCTCCAAAATTGAGCGCAAATCCGCATGTCCGGCTTGGACCAGCCTATTTGCAATGGTTGCACGGTCCTGCTGGACCGTTTCCTTCAGATAGAACAGGACAACCTGCTTGACCTGCTCCTTGAATGCACGCGCCTGCGCCTGCACCGCCGGATGCGACTGGTCTCCGACAAACACGATCTTGTCAGCGGCCCGCTGCGCGAGCTCCTCAGGCGTCCAGCCTCGCTCGGCAGTGGTGGCGACCTGTACACCACCCACCAAAATAGGGGATTGAACAGAAATCATGGTCCGGGTGACTCCGATTTGACAGGGATACGAATCATGCCGTCGCGATACTCATCACGACGACGACGGCCTTGCTGCTCAATGCCCAGCCCTTGGAGCGCCTCTTTGTAGGCACCCTTGAAGTAGTTCAACATATCCCCCGGGCCCTTCGTGTAACTGTACGCCTGAACCAAGCACGCATACAACAGCGCCTCCGGCGCATTCAGGCTGATCCATGTCGTCGGATTCGCGGAGGACAACTGCACCGGGCGATAGATGTACCCCAGCTCGACGACGTATCCGGAGTTCGGAGTCGGAGCCACGTAAAACGTGTCCTGATCCCAGACCGAATAGTACTTTGGAACGCCTGTAGCAGATCCGTCCGGCCAGAACTCCTTCATGAAAGAGGTGTCCCGGAAGTCCAAGAAAATTTGATCCCCCGAAACCGTGATCATCATGTACCGATGCGTCAGGATGCCCGACGGCGCGGCCAAGAACTTATTCCCGGAGGTCAGATTGCCCGCAACCTCAACCTTGAAAACATCCAGATCGATCTCGCGAAGGATCTGATTCTCCGCCATCGTGATGAACGTGTTGATCACCGATGCAGTGAAGACGTTGCTCCCCACCTCGGTGTAGTTGCGAATGTTCGTGACGAGCTCGTCGTAGGTCATGATGTGCTCACTGTGACAGATCCAACGACGCCCTGAGCAATCAAGGCTTGTCCCTCGACATAGGGCCGCATGTCATTCGTCCCGCGCGCGCTGCCAAAACTCTGGAAGGCGGTAAAGCCGGGCGCTCCAACAAACACCGACACAGGCTCAATGCGATCGGGCCGAGGATCACGCAGCGCGATCGCGTCCCCGCGATATCTTAGCGGCTCAAGCTGCGGTTCCTTGGGCTCGTAATCATCCGGGCAGACCATGTAGCCCTGCCAGTTCTTGCGCAGGGTGTTGTACGGATACCGCTGCCCACAGTAATCACAAAGGGCTAGTGAGTACTTTCCGGTCGCGTATGCCACGTCATATCCCTAGATCCGGAACAAACTGCACACTGGCAGTGTCACGATCCTCAAGGGCAGCTCGCTGGAAGTCCTCATCGTAGATGGCCTTCAAGGCCTGCGTCCGCTCAGGCGCAAACTTCAGAGACAGGTAGTAGGCCAGCCCGGACGCCAGACACGGCAGGAAACGGAAGTTGATATCCGTCGTGTTGGTGTAGTCCCCCGCATCCTGAATGCGCCGGATCCGGTAGTACACGAACGTGTACGTCTGATCCGCTGCCGGATAGAAAAACACCTTCGGCGTGTTAGCGCGCTGCACATAGAACTGTGCAGGACGGGCCTGCGAGGTCTTGTCCGGGACGTTCAACCAGTCTTCCCGACTGATCCGCTCGATGTAGACGTCCGTATTGATGCCTTGGCTGTTCTGACGGATGATGGCTTCGAGCACGTTGACCGTATCCGAGGCCAATGTGATCTCATTGTTCCCCTGAGTCAGCGTATAGGTCGCTTGCTCAATCGTCCAAAGGTTCAACCCGCGATTGGCCCAGTCCAAGAAAAGCAAGTTGAGCGAGCGGCGCGCCGTGTTGAGCTGATAGCCGCTCTGCGGGCGCATCCCGCAACGCTCAAATGCCTCTTCAACAAGGTCATCAATCGAGAGGTCAAACGTGGTGGTGCCGGAAGTAGTCATTTGCTGTACAGGTTATTAAATGTTGCTTGCGCATCCATGTACGAGTCGTCCTGCTCCGCACAATGTGTCCACTGACTCGGCCTGAAGTCGGGGGCCCCTTCTCCTGTCTGCCAAAACGCAGGGCTTGTGACCCGAACGCGATTGTTTGGCAGCGCCACAATATTCCCTGTCCACTTGCCCGCATCGGTCAAGATTAGTACATGACTTTGCTTGTGCTGTGCAGGGCAATCAGCTACCTCGCTCTCCGAGTAGTCCACAGTAAACAGATACCTGCCAGTGTGAAACTCGCCGTCAATCTTGCACAGCCATGGACTGGGGCTGGTTCTCGCAAACTTCACCACAGTGTGGTGGTGTGAAGGACAGTCCCAAGGCTGTGCCAAGTGCGTAGGCATACGCTCTGGCCACTCCTCCAATGGTATGTCCCCCACCAGCGCTGTGATAGGCATACGCGCCCACATTGCTCCCCCATGCACGTTTTCGGAGTCATCTACCAAGCTTTCACACCCGGTAAATACGATCTGAAAACTCAAGCAACGATCCGGCATGGCATTTACCGCAATGACATTTGCGTGCAAATACTCGCCATGGTACTTCTGGTGCATGTGGGTAAACTCGCGTCTAACCCAGCACTTGAAGTACGGAATGTTGCTGATGAGGTAAGCCATTATTTTGCGCGCTTACCTCCCGCCATCATGCCTTTGGACATTTTCTTGACAGCGCCGCCCGCCATCATGCCTTTGGACATTTTCTTGACAGCGCCGCCCGCAGCGTAGCCTTTGGACATCATGCCGCCGCCCATCATGCCAATGGGCTTGCCCATGGCCATGCGCTTGTGCTGATTGACCGCACCACCCGCCGCCATCATGACCGGGCCGGTCTTCTGGCTGGTCTCAGACACCACCTTGTTTTTCGGACCACTGCCCACGGCCCCACCGCCACGCGTCGCGCAGCCCATTCCACGTCCAGCCATGATTATTTCCCCTTCTTCATAACGGAACCACCCTTCTTCATGCCGTGCGAGGCCCCGGGCATCATGCTGCCGTCAGGCATCTTGTGCATGGCACGACCCTTCGCATCGGCCGTCTTGGTCTTCATGGCACGACCCATTTTGTCGGCCATGCCGCCCTTCTTCATCTTGCCCACACCATCGGCGGCAAAAGACGGCACCATCTTACCGCCTTTCTTCACCATTTTCATCTGCGCTTTCATCTCGTTACCCTGCCTTTCGCATTTCGTCCAGTTTGGCTTCCAGACGGTTAAACCGCTGGTCTACGTGGTTGACGATCCTGTCAAAGCGGTCGTCAACCTCTTTCCGAGTGACATGCTCACGGGCCATCTCTTCGCGAGTCTTGTTCAAGAGGGTCCCAAAACGGCCGAGCTCGTCAAATTTGCCTTTCAAGAAGACTCCCATCACCCCGACTAGGGCTGTGAGGATGATGTTCCAGATCATCATTTCCATTTAAGTGCCTCAACAGTTCCACGCCTTGAGCGACAGCGCCTTGCGGGTCGGTCGTCCCTTCGCATCTTTCATCGGACCGGACATCCCCGACATTCTGGCGCAAAACGACTTCCGGCGCTTGGAATCCTTCTCAGTCTTGGGGTTCGGAGCAGGAGGCTTTAGCCCCGGCTTGCCCGGATTGGCAGCGTTGTAGCTGGCGCGGCCTTTGGCGTTCAACCCACCCTTCGGGTTCTTCCCTTCCTTGCGAGTCCACGCAGGCGTCTTAGCCATGATTACCTCTTCTGCTCTTTAAGTTCTGCCGCAAGGGTTTCGGTTTTCTCTTTGCTGCCTGCACTCGATCCAAGGAAAAAGTTGATGATGGTCGCTACCACTGTACCCAACAGGAAGCCAAGAATAGTGTCGGCGAACCGCACATTGCTCTCTTGAATGGTTCCAAAGGTGATGAAGAAGATGTAGGTCACCGCAGTAATCGACCAAAAGGTCGCCAGATACATCACAAACCGCTTGGCAAACTTGTCGTCCTGACCCAGCGCAGCAACCTGCATTGCCCGAGCGTCAGCCGTGTTCTTGTTGGCTTGCTCGATCTTGAACTCTTCGTGCTTCTGAGCCGCTTCGCGCAGAGCTTTGACTTCCTCTGCGTTCATGTCAGGCTTGAGCTCCAGCCCGGTCTTCTCCTGCACGTAGTCCAGACCCTTGTCCACCACCGCTTGCGCGACCTTTGGCAGGTTGTTCTGGATCAGGGAAGAAACGATTCCCGCGATTAGAGGTGCCATCAGTTGCTCACTAGGTCAAAGTTAAGGTTCTTGTGCCGTGGATAGGTGACCGTTCTATCCCCCTCTGGACACTTGTACTTGATGGTTGCCAACAGTGTACCTTTACCCGGAGCCATTTCAGACTTAACTGAAAGCGTGTACGTAAACGTATCAACCTCCGGACCAGCGGGACCAGAGAACTTCGGGTTTGACGATGTAGCTTCATGCACCACACCCTTCCCATCCCTGATCGCTGGCACAAATGACTCAACCGAACAGTCATCCCGTTTCTTGATCCGGGCAACAGTCACAACAACCGGCTCACCAATCTTGGTGGGCTTAACTTCAAAGTGCTCTGGCACCCACTGAATGATTGCGTTGTCAATCAACCCAAACTTATCAAATAGCGTGTATCCACCACCAAGGGCAGCAATACTTGCTGCTACAGCGCCTATGGCTTTGTGGAAGTCCACAATTTACGCTTCCAGCAGCGTCGCCACTCGACGCGCCCAGCCCCGAGAAAATGACGGCCAGCCAGACATCGAGGTCATTGCCGTCAGGCGTTTTGCAAGCATCCTGCGGAGCGTTGCATCATGGTTTAACTCGTGGATCGCTGCAAGGGTCTTAGGACCAAGTACCCCGTCGGGTGTTGCACCCACCGCTTGTTGCAGCCAACGGATCGCGGTCGCCGGACCGCTGTTTACACCAGCATCAAAGACGGCATAACGAATGAGGGCAGGCAGCTCGTCGGCACGGACCGAGTCCCAGTACAAGGCTCGGTAAAACGGATCGACATCCGTGCGGGTCAGAGCCCGCATCTCATCGTGCGTCACTTTCCGACCGATATACTCTTCCCAAGCCCTTTGCGTGACCCCAAGGTTGGTGCATCCGGGACGCCCGTCAGGAAGCTGGTTTCCCGGGTCAGCCGGATCATTCGTGAACCCTCCCTCCAGTTCAAGGAGGTGGGTAAGGACCGTATTCCATTCCACACCGTTCTCCCATGCCTCGGTAAAACTCGTACTGACGCGTATGGCCAGAAGAAACTGGCCATACGCCTTGGACGACTTTTACGCGGGCGCTCCGCCCTCAAACAAAAGCGTCACACTGGTGATCTCAGCCGAGCTCAGATCAATGTAAATGCCACTCTCGAAGAGGATGCCCATGTCAGGGATGATCAGGTCCTGAGACCCAATCGCGGCTGGGGACGACAACGTCAACTTGGCCGTTCCACCACTCGTACTCCCATCCTTGAGAGTGATCGTGGCAGACGTGGCCGTGTGCGTGAAGTACACCCCCAGCAAACGCGTGCGGCCGGAGACCGCTGCCGCAGCAGCAGTTTTCCGTACCGACTGGATGTTGCTGAAGCTCATGACGGCCTCCTATTAACGGGTGGCCGCTGCGAACAGGTAGTCAATACGAGTGCGGCGCGTACCCGTCGCGCTGCCAGACAACGACATGGCCCCAACCGTCAGCTCGGTCGCCGGGATGTTGGTCGTGTGGGTTGCTACCAGCCTGTGCTCGATATAAAACTCCACAGCCCCAGTGCCAATCACCCGGATGGCCAAGGTCACGTACGTGTCGTCCACCAAGTCCACACCCGAATCCGTTGAGGTCTCAGTGCCACCGGCCTCGGTCTTGCACAGGATCGACGCATTACCGTCGTCCACCTCGAAGCAAATCCGGTCAGCAGCCGTCAACATGGCCTCGGGGTTGGTGGCAAAATTAACCGTGAACCCAGCACAGATGTCCGTCTGGTCCGCGTCATTGCATTGCAGCCGCGTCTCAAACCAAATCGACTTGTCCGCCGCCGGCAGGAAAATCTCATTGCCTTGCACCGACGCACCGTCATCATCCGTTGTCGCAGTCGAAGTCAGATCCAGCACTCCACCAACTACGTCCGCACCAATTCCGGCAGAGGCTCCGGAATCTTTGACCACGGTCCACGCGTTCGTGGAGTCCAACGCCACGTTCGTGAAGTCGTCAAAGAGCTCAAAGACGTCTAGGTTAACCGCAATGGGCAGGTCCTCGCCCCAAGCACCGGTGATCTGGCCCTTGCCCGAGTACAGTACCGGGCCGGAGAAATGCGTATTCGCCATTTGAAACCTCTCATGCGAGTAATGGTGCGCCTGTCTGCATGACGTCAGCCGGGTCTGTCAGACGCACCGGGATGTTCCCGGGATGAAAGGGTTTTAGCATAAAAAAAAGAGGGGCACAAGGCCCCTCTTTGACCAACCTGTCGAGATTACGCAGCGCCCGGCGAACCGAAGATGCCACGCGGATCGCTGAAGCCGAAACTGTAGCGTTCGCGAGCCTTGTAGCGGACGTTGCCGGTATCGAAGTCGCCCTCGAAACCCGTCTTGATCGCTACGCGGGAGAACATCTTCATGCCGTTGGGCGCGTCGGTCTTGAGGAACCAAGCGTCCGGGTCGGTCAGGAAGTGGTTGACGGTGTAGCCTTGCGGCACCATGCCCATGTTCCGGATCGCGTTGATGTCGTTGTCCGCCGTCCCAACACGAAGCGTGGACTTCATGATGCGGTCAGCAGTAAACATCAGCTCTTTCGGAATGATGAGCTTCAGGCCTTGGACAGCGATCTTCAGGCCGCGCTCGTCCGTGAACGCCGCGATGTCGATCAAAGCCTGCTCAAGCGAGGTCTCAGACAGGTCCGCAGCAACGGTCAGCTCGTTCTTCAGATCAGGACCGCCCAGCGTCGGGTGATCCAGAGCGCAAAGAGGCTTGCCGTCACCGCCGATCGAGGTGTCAAACGCGCCATTCAGCACGGAAGCCGCCTTGATCTGCTTGGTCTGCGCCATCGAACGGGCCAGCGCCTTGGTGTAACGCGCCGATAGACGGTCGTAGAGGTTGTCCTCCACGGCTTCTTCGGTCAGCGAAAACGCCAGAGCGATGGTTTCGTGCGTGTAGCGAGCCGTGTAGACCTCTTGCGCCTGATCGTATGCAACGCCAGCGCCTTCAGTCTTTACCGGGGCCTCACCAAAGCCCGATTCCATGACCTCTTCCTCGAACGCACGGTCAGAGGTTTCGATCGAATAGATCTCGGTGTGTTCCTGCTCGTAGTTTTTGTACTCCAAGCCGAACAGAGCATTGAGACCGGGCTCAAGCTCTTTCACCAGTTGTGCACGTGAAATTGCCATGATTAAGCTCCTTGACCGGCAACACCAGCACTACCGTACAGGTGCTCGTTGATCTTGACAACAACAACCGCATTGGTGCCGAAGGTGTTGCCGGGCACGTCCCACAGGCCAACGATCTTCAGGTTCAATGCAGCCGTTTTTGCAATGGTGGACGAGTCCAGTTCCATCGTCGAAACGCCCGTGGTGGTGCTTCCGCCGGTGCCCACAACATCGGCGTTAAAGCCGACTTGAGTCTGCGCAACCGACTCATCCACCTGAATGATAAAGAGCTGGTTGGGATCATCGATCACGTCGGCATAAATCTTGCCCTGCGTGATGTTTACCGAACCGGGATAGAAGTTCTTCCAAGTCGGCTTGCCGGTGGTCGGGTCGATGTAGTTGCAACCATTGAACACACCTATCGCAGCGGTGTGGGTCGCAGGCGCAAACTTGACGAGGTAACCGTCAAAAACGGTGACCAAGTCGCCTTGGTAAATCGCCCCGGACTGGTTGTCGGCAATCTCGTATCCGTACTGCTTTTGACCGCCAGTGGCGGACAGATTGCCGAGGGCACGCAGACCAAAGGGCTTGTCAACATTAGCCATTTGATGGTTCCTTCAAAAGGGTTACTGGTCTTTCGACCCGCCAAATGA